GACCGACTTCTTGCGCTCGCCCATCGCCTTGATACTGACCTGGGTGCGCCCCCCCTCAAGCTGCGACTGCGTGGCCGTTTTGGCGATCTTGCTTTCACCGGAGAGGAATCCCAGGAGTTGCTGATCAATCAGCTCCTTTACCTCCTTAAGCTGCTCCCGTTGCTCGGCAAGTGATGTGGCCGCAGGCTCGCGCCAGAAGAAATCGCCGTCCTTGTCAACACGAATGACCGTATTAGGCCCAATCACCAGCGGGGCGGCAGCCTGTCCATCCATCGGCGGCAGCCCACCTTTCTCAACCGGCACCGGCATGGCGCACTTGTGCGTTTTCTCCTTTAGGTCGCTTCGCATCTGGTAATACTCGATGCAATGCTCCACCACCTGCCGCAGGGGTAGCGCACCCTGGCCGAAGCCCGCTTTCTCGGCGCTGTACCAGACCACTGGGCAGATTTTCAGTGGCTGCTGCTTGGAGTCCAGATACTGCCCCTCGTCCACTTTCTGCATTTCCATGGAACCATCGGGACGCTGCTTCAACCGGTAGAGCGTCCACTTCCCAGGCTCGATCACCCGGTAGCGCTCCTCATAGGTCACCCCAAAATCGCCATCGTCGCTGTCAACTTCCGCCCATTCGAGGAACGTGCAGCGGGTTACCACCTCAATTGAACCCTCTACGGAGGTCTTCCAGTTAAGGCAGGTGGCGCGGGTGCGGCTGACCAGGTAGGGGCGCCGCTTGAGTGCCGCTTCAGTGGCCGCATCGGTGGGATTGCCGCTTGGCATCTCCACCAGGATAGGGACGGCGCCATCGCGCAGGCAAAGGGGATCCACGGTGAGCCAGAACGCCTCAAGCGAGTTGCCCTCTAGGTCTACATTGTCCTGGTTCGCCTCAAATGTTGCCGGCGGATCTTTCAGCTCGGAGCGTGACAGCACCCCGGCGAAACCCTCCAGGCCAGCCCTGAAAAAGTCGCTGAACACGGCGCGACCCAGGCGGCCCTCATAGGCAGTAGGCGGTTCGGCTGGCTCCGGCGGTAGGTATTTGCGCTTGACCCCATCACCCCGCAGGCAATACCAGGCGTCATGCGCACGCTCCAGGTCATCGCTTACCTCCCGCAGTACCGGGTGCTGGAAGCTCGGCAGCTTGGGGTCAGTACCAGAATGCTTTGACTTCACCAGCGCCCAAAACTAGTCTACTACTGGAGCTTTCCGCCCACGGCTGTTTATAGCTTCACCGCCCTGGGATGTGGCTTGCGCTGGTTGCGGCCACCGAACAGCGATGGCTGCACCACCGGAGCAGGGGCGGGCCTGGGCTGCCGTGGGCGGCGCTCGCGGGGGGTGGGCGCAATGGTGGGCACGTCAAAGCCTAGCGTCACCTGGCGGAACTGCTTAAGGGTCTTACCCCGCAGTTGGGCCTTAAGGCGGTTGTGGAATTGGGCCATCGGCCCTGATGGATAGGCCACCCGTTTGAACGGGTTTTCTGCCCAACGCTCCAGCAAGCCACGATCAGCGGGCCGCAGGCTGTCGAATGCTGCTTCGACGAGGGCGTAAAGCGCTGGGGCCAACGGGTCATCGGTTGCTTCGGGCCGATGCTCCCCGCAAAGGTCCAACTGGTGCCCGTCGCCGCCATCCAGGCTGACGCTGCCCTGCTGCATCGCCCCCAGCATTTCAACGATCTCACCTTCGGTGAAGGCGGGGATGGCCGCAACAACCCGGGCCAGTGACTGGCCTTCGCCTAAGAGGCGCCTGACCTTTGGGTAGTATTCCCGCCATTTACTGGGCATCTTCACGTCATAGCCGCCGTCCCTGATGTGGTGCATTATTTGCCCTTCAATGAACGGACAGACGCAAGTGCTAACCGCATAGGGGCGGCCAGTGGCGGGGTTGATCCTGGTTAAATCGTAACGACGGCAGCCATTTATCAGACCCTCCAGCGCAGGGCCGATGAAGTCTTCAAAAGGTTTAGAGCAACGGCGGGCCCACTTGCTGGCGGCAGCATTTGCCAGGCCACGGTTTTCGATGATCAACCGCTCGGATAGCTCGGTACGTGGCGGGCTGCCAATCTTGGTCGGCTGCTCTAGGGGTTCTCCTGCACGAACAGCTCGCCTCGATCGAGCAAGACGACGTGGCTTGGCGTCAGGTGGATCTTCACCGCTGGCGATGGTGGCATCCAGCTCCCCCCGAACCGGAACACCTCCAGATGAGTCCCCTGCGACGACTGGCGAAGGCGCCAGGTCCCGGCCACCGGCTTGCCGACCAGTTGGGACAAGGGTGCTGGCGGGAGCTTCAGGGTTGCCATCTTTGCTATCGGTGGGTTGCGGTTTGGGGAGGGTGGACGAGTTTGCCACTAGGAAGCCTCCGCGCTCGCTCGCGCTGCTGCATCCTTGCGAAGAGCGTCCAGCGCCTCAACAGGCAGGAAGATGCGACCGGCGTCATCCTCGCCGAGCACAGGGCACGCCATCTGGTATTCCCAGTGGGTGCTCTTGGTCATATCGTGAGGCCTTGCCCCTTCGTATTTAATGCTGGTGATCGGGATCATCACCGACCAGTCCTGCTCCAGCAGCCAATCAACAACCGCAGGGGGCGGTAGGTGCGGGTCGCGGGGGGTGTCCATGGGTTGGGTGGTCATTTGCTGCTTAGGGGTGTGAGAGCATGTAAATACATAGAATCAGGTGAGCATCCATAGCGCTTGGCAATGTCTTCCTTAACTAGAATAACAAAAGTTTCGGGATTGTAGTGCTTAGGCTCAATGAAATACACTCCGTTCATATACGTTTTATTTGAGCCGTTAAACTGAACGCCAGCGTAAAAGAAAGATAACATTTTTGGCTTCCGCTTGCTACTACCTAAGAATGCGCCAAAGAATGCAGAGAGTTGGGGGATCATTTGCCTTCCTGCCCAGAATTAGTCAGGTCGAAGGCCTGGGATCCCATCAGAAGTGCAGCCGCGTGAAGCACCCCAGCGGAATGAATTGCGGAAAGCTCGGTGTTTATGCACTCCTTAAGGATTCGCTCCAGTAAATCCTGCTCAGGGTCTACATAAGCAACCTGCGTAACCCCTGTTGTCACAAGCGGTAAAGCGGCGATTCTCAGCCTCCAGCACCCATCCCGTCGCTCCTGCCATTCACCAACGCTGATGCTGCGCCCGTCGTCGGTTTCAACCTCAATAAATCGGGGCCCCTCGGGTCCCGGCGGGCCGTCGAAGACGATGTTGATCGGTGCAGGGGTGTCCATGGGTGTGTCCTGTGTGGGTTGAGTGATCATCGAAAGCCGGGGATGGCGGATCGCTGCCGGGGTGGCGGTTCCGACCGGGCCGGCGGGACGTGGGTGCCGTGGCCGTAGGTGGCGGTGGTGACGCGCATCGGGCCGGTGCTGGCGCAGAAGTTGAGGGCCTGCGTGGTTTCGTCCACTAGGTCGTCAAAGGTGCCAGATGGGAAAGCCAGTAGCTGGCCCACGTACTCTGCCAGCCACGGGGCATGGCGCGGCAGGAATATGCGGCCTTGGCGGAACAACGGCGACGCGGCTTCAGCTCGGGCGGTTTTACCGCCAAGGGGATCGACGGCATGAACAGCGCAGCCAGATTCACGCTTGAGGGTGTCAATGATCGCTGATCCATTGGCCTTGTCTTCGATCAATAGCTCATTGAAGCCCCACACCGGCTTCAGTAGGCGCAACAGGTCGAGGGTGTCATTGAAACCCATGCGGCGGTTCACCTGATCAATCCTGAACATCCCCTCCTGAGTTTGCAGCCATAGGCCGATGCCAACCATGTCGGAACCGACCGAATCCTTGAAGGTGGCGTCCACCGAGGCCAACTTGCGGATGCCGTACTCGGGCAACTTGACGTCTCCCTCCTCCCCCTTCTGGCCTGGCAGCAGGAAGTACCGCAGGGTGTCGCGGCTGAAGATCGTGCCAGCGCTTTCGGTTGGTGCCTGCTGATAGATCGCCTCCCAGTCACGGCGGGGGGTGTTGGCCCGCTTGCGCTCGATCCAGGTCTCATCAAAACGGGTGGGGTCCAGTGCCTGGCCAGGGGCCCGGTCGTCCTGTTCGCTGGTGACGGTACGCGGGAAGGGCTTGATGGTGTTGGCGGCCACCGCCTCAATTGGCATAGACACCACATGCCAGGGCTCGCATTGGGCCTCTAGGCCTTCCTTCTCCAGCTCCTCGTTCTTGGCCAGCAGGTAGCCGATCAGGTCGTTGCTGTGCCAGCGGGTATGCACGATCACCACGGCATTGCCGGGCTCTTCCCGTGTGGACAGAACCGAATCCCACCAGGAGTGAACCTGCCGGCGCCAGGCGGCGGAATCGGCCATCTCGCGGGACTTGATCGGGTCGTCAACGATGATCAGGTCGCCAGGGTTACCGGTGCCACCACCTACGCCAGCGGTCCACAGGCCACCGATGCCGGAGGTGCCCCACTTCTTGACGCCACCGGAGGTAGGGGAGAGTGCGCCACCTGAGGCGGTGAAGTAGTCGCGGGCATCCTGGCTAAAGCCTTCGGCGAGGGTGGCGGTATGGCAACCGATGCCGACCGACTTGTTTGGATACCGGCGTAGGAAGTAGCCAGGCAGGAAGATCGAGAAGATCGTGGACTTGTAATGGCGCGGCGGGAGTTCCACCATGAGGCGGCGCAGCTCACCATCGGCGACACGCTGGCCTAGCGCAACCAGGCGGTGGGTGTGGGGGCTCCAGGGGAACGATGGGCAGACTTCCTTGATGTAGGCCTCAAAGCTGCCCGCGATGGGGGCCTGAGGGTTGCTCGTTGAAACTGGCGGCTTCAGGACGTGGCCAGAGCGGGTGCTGCAGATCGTCATGAGCAAAGCTGCGCCAACCGGGCAGCGGTGTTGATCGCGCCTAGGGCGATGTGGTACTGCTTGGCCTTGCGGGCTTCAAGCTGCAGGGTCGAGCACTGGGCCAGCAGATCGGCGACCATCTGCGGGCGCTCCATATCCCAATCGGCGGCAAGCTGATCACGGGCAAGGGCTAGGTAGTTGTCAGCGGTGCGACTACTTACCCCCCAGTTTGTTGCAGCGTACTGAAGGCAGTCCGAGCGGCGGCCACCGTTGGCGATGATGCGAGCGAAGCGTGCTGCGCGTTCAATCGTCTGTGCCTGGGTGCTGCCTTTGGCTGCCATCAGTCGTACTCAATCCCGAACCACTGCCGACCGATCTCTAGCGCCACCCGCTGCGTCATGTAGGGCGGAACGGACATGCCGCAGACGTAGCCGGCGTGACGGTCCGCAGGCTTCCCGTATTTATAGTCGTCAGGAAAGGATTGAATCCGCGTCAACTCAAGCGCAGAAAGATTGCGCGGTTCCTGATCGTGCATTGTATGCCAGCTTTGCGAGATTGCTGTTCTGGCAGGTTGAGACTGATTGATCTTGTGAACCTGAAGGCCGGTTGATCCATAGTCTCGGCCCGCTTTGCCAGGCGGTACTTTCGCCCATATCTTTGCGTAGCACGGCGGCAGCGCATCGCCTTTCTGCTTTGGCAGATTAGCCCATGCTTGCCTCACAGTCGTTACAGGCTCCTCAAACTTCATTTCCAACTTCCCCCACCTCAGATCCCGCCGCCGCGCAATAAAGAAGGTTCGTTCCCTGGCCTGCGGCACACCCATCCGCGCAGCGTTAAACAAGAACAGCTGAGTGTCGTAGCCAGCTTCTCGGAATGCTGCAAAGATTTCTTTGACATAGCCTTTAGCGTTGCCAAGAATTAAGCCTTTCACATTTTCAGCCACGATCACCTTCGGCTGAAGCCGCTGGCCTACTTCAATGAAGTGCATGAACAGGTCATCAAGCCGCTGCTTCTGCTGCCCTTCGCGGAAGTGATGCTCGCTGCCCCATTTCTTTTCACGCTTGCCAGCCATGCTGAACACTGAGCACGGCGGCGAGCCGTCCAGCAGGTCTAGGTTCTTCAACTCATCAGGCAAGTCATCTAGCAGAAGTTCGTTGAACTGCTGCACACCCATCAGGTAGCTGTGCTTCGGATTGTGGTTCGCCCGATAGATCGCCATCATTTCTGGGTCAATCTCAACACCGCCGAGCATGTTGAAACCAGCGAGCTTGTAGCCCATCGTTGAACCACCACCACAGTGGAAGCAGCTGAACGCTGTTAGCCCGGTCTTGGGTACGGTGGCCAGGTCCGTCAGCTTCCATGGCCCGTGAAAGCGTCGGAGGCGAGCTGTCATCCGTCGAACTCAAAGCCACAGCGGGGGCAGGTGTGGTCAAACTCCGAAAACTCTTCAGGGTCAAGCTCTTTGGCGCCTTCATGCTCTTTGGCTGCCGTTGTGACTTCCCCGGCGCCGATCAGTGCGTTGAGGTCTTCAGGCTCAAACCACGGCGCAATGTCGTGCGTCTCGCTGAGCTGCTGCAGCATCAGCCCATCCCACTCGCTCAAGTCGCTAGTGCGGTTGTCTGCCAGGGCTAGGCCGATCTTCTGCTCTTCGGTCAGCCCGGTGCGGCGCACGGCAACGATCTCGTCGCCTTCGGTTTCGATGATCCGCACCTTGCTGATACCTGCGGCCTTAGCCCCCTCTACAGTGCCGTTGCCAGCAAGGATCCTGCCGTCTTCGTCGATCACAATGCTACGGGCAGCCCCGAACCGTTGCAGCGACTCCTGAATCAGGGACGCTGAGCGGTCGGTGCGCTTGCGGGCGTTGCGGGGGTCAGGCTTGAGATCCTTGAGGGTTGCCAAAGGGCGGTTTCCATAATTGTAGAAAGTCTAAGCCATTGTTGCATGCTTGGAAAGAGCAATGCAGGAAATACGGGGCCAGCGTCACACCACCGGCCCCACACGCTTCCGCTGCAGCTTGTCGCGCTGGCCAAGGCGCCAAGCCGATAATCCCGACCGATGCGGTTGAGCAGCTTTCTCGCGCTTTGCCTTTAACGCGGCCCGTTTGGCGATGCGTTCGGCTTCACGTTTTGCCTTGGCCTTGGATCGTTGCAAATCCCGTAGCTGTCCCTCTAAGTCTCCGTGAGCGTCGGCGAGCCGTTTCCGGCGATTGTCAAAGTTTCTATAACGGCCTTGATAGTATTCTTCGACACAAAGCAAAGGTCGATTGCAACCGTGCCAAGTTGTCGCCATGTCTTTTCCCAATCTGGATAACCGGAAATCGTTAAAACCTTGATCAAATGCCAGCGAAACGACTATTGCTTTTACTTGCGGATACCAGGAATTAAAGCATGGCAATAAATCATCCAGTTTTTGCGCAAGAATCTGTAGGTCCGTCTCAAGCAGCTTAATCCCTTCATCCTTTGTAATCACTTGCCCCTCTTTAACATCCATCCCGTGGTGGCGATAACCAATACACCAGGGACCATCCGGCAATTCAGACTTTAAAAATTCTTCAGGGGAAATGTAATCAACGGGTTCCGAGCTTGCGCTTTCAAAGTATTCACGGCGAGGGAGATGGGCTTCCCCTCGAAAAGGGTAAAGCTCGGTGATGATGTTCACCACACTCTCAAGCCATGGCGGCTGCGTTGCGGGTGTCACACCACCGACCCTACACGCTTGACCGCCCAGTAGGCGCTCTCCCCTGGGTAGAAGCTGGCGTCAATCAACTGGGCACCGTGTAGGTCCGCCATGCGCTTGCTGGCGACGAACTGCGGGCAATCCCAACGGGCCTGTAGCTCGGCCATGGTGAGGTACGGCGTCAACCCTGCGCGGATGCGTGGCCCCAACCAGTCGGCCAGCTCCAGGCAATCCAGCAGGGTTTCAGAAGGCACCAGCCGGCGGCGAGATAGGACGCTGCGCACCAGGTCGGTCATGCTTCCCCCTCGACAGCAGGCATCTCACCATGCCCCGCTTCCAGCTTGGCTTTCTTCACCAGTTCGGTAGTGAGCTTAGATGGGCGACTGCCGGCTGACACAGGTTGTAGTGGTGGCGAATGGGAGCCGGGGGGACAAGCCGGGTCAACCCCGCCTGCCTCTTACCTATCGGGCCCGATAAAATAAGCCCCGGCCCTTATATCATAAGCCATTACCGCCGTTTTGGAAGGCCAGCAAGCAGATCAAGCCTTCGCCAGCGTCACCCCGGCAGGCTGCGCCTGGTATTTGCCATCACCGTAGGGGGCGTCACAGGGCACCCCTTCGTAGAACAGCGCCTGACAGATGCCCTCTTTGGCATAGATGCGGCAGTCCGCCCCGCTGCTGTTGCTCATCTCCAGGGTCAGGTATCCCTCCCATCCGGCCTCGCCTGGGGTCAGGTTGACGATCACCCCACAACGGGCGTAGGTGCTCTTGCCGATGAATTGCGCGGTGACGTTGGCGGGGAGCTTTAGTCGTTCGATCACCACCCCTAGGGCGTAGGTGTGTGCCGGGAGGATGAAGAAGGTGGAGTCGTCCAGCGGATCTTTATGCAGCTCAGCCGGGACCAGGCAGCGATCATCAAACCGCTTGGGGTCCACGATCAAGCCAGGGACGTGCTGAAAGATGCGGAAGTCGTGCGAGGCTAAGCGAAGGTCATAGCCGTAGGAGCTGGTGCCGTAACTGATGACTGGGGCGTATTGAATCTCGCCATGGCTGTTATCAGCCTCCACCTCCCGGATCTTCCCCGGCTCAAACGGGCTGATCATGCCCTCAGCGGCGAGCTGGCGGATGCGCCAATCGGGGATGGAACTGGCTAGTAGTGACCATTGCGTGGGTGTGGCGGTCATTTGGTGGTGTGGGTGGTGGGGGTGATGGGTTCGTAGATGGCGCGGGCGCGGTGCTGCGCGATCTGGCGGAGGTCCGTCCAGAACGGTGCTTCGTGATCCGGGGGCAGGATCAACGCCTCGGGGACGCCGGTGGTGTTGCGCACGTTGAGGATGCGGAGGCCCCAGCCGGGGGTTTTGGGGGTCACCATTTCACCTTGTCGGCCCAGTAAGCGGGGCTCATTTTGCCCTTGGCGATGTTCTCCGCGTGGCGAGCCTTGAAGCTGGCGCGGCGTGCTTTCTGCGCAGGGCTCTTGGGATCCTTTCCGGCTCCGGTCACTCCCTGCTGCCCAAAACGGATCAGGCGGACCTGACCGCCCTCCTTGGCTAGGACGGCGTGAGACTTGGCGGAGTGGCTGGGGGTGCGCTTGGGCTTGTTGTAGCCGTCGAAACTTTCGCCCCGGTAGGTGATGGCCATGTGTTATGCGGTGCTAGGGGAGGTTTCCCTTGGGCGCAGCCGGTTGAGGTCTTTCCGCGTCGGGCGGGCTGACACGCAACCAGGCGGTCGTCATGTCCCGCCCAGTGTCAAACACACCGCGCCATTGAGTCCGCTTGGGATTGGCCACACTGCGCAACCTGGCAAGACCTGCAGTGGCGCTCTCTACCGGGACGATCTTGTCAACCTGCCAATCCTTCAGGCGCGGTGATCGCCAAACATCGCCAAGGCGGAAGCGGTCGGCGGGCGGTGGTGCGCTCATGGCTCAATCCTCAATTCACATTCAAAAGCAACAATCGGCGGCGGCTCAACCACCCCATCAGCAGGGTCAGGCCTAGTGCGGCGGGTGCAGTCTGAGCAGCCATAGGCCCAATCAAACTGCCCGTCTTCCTGAACGCCGGCACCGGGGCAGCCGAGCACTTCCCAGCCGTGGGCACGGACGTGGGCGGGGCGCGGCCTCAAGTGCCAAAACTTTAGCCGTCCAGCCTTGCGCATGGCCTGGATCCTGGAATCAATGCGGCGCCAGTTACCTCCAGCGGCGGCCATCAGAACGGCGCTGTTAGTTGGATGCCCGTCATGGTCGCGCAGATGGCGCCAGATCAGCCAGTCCAGCTCATCGTTACTCACGGGGTCAGGCATGGGGCCTCCGCAGATCACCAGAGCCTAAGCGTTCAAAATAAAATACCCCATCCCATACTGTGTGCTTAATTGAGCCCATATTTATCGCAACTTGCATTTTCGTTTTACTTCTAAACAAGTAGTCAAGTTTCTCATTTAGCATTTTATGAAGTTGTTTTCTGTAACCTTCTAGGTCGGTATGGCATTTGTAATTATTGCATTGTTTACAGCTTGGGTTTAAGTTTTCTAAATCGTTAGTGCCTCCAAATACTTTTGGCGTAATGTGGTCGATATCCCAGGGCCATGCCAGATCGATTCCACAATAAGCACACTTGCCATTGTATTTGCAAAATACTATAAGACGAATTTCCGCTTTAGTTAACTTGGCCACGGGTTTTAAATCGTTTGGTTTTAACTCAGACATTGGGCCTCCGCACCTCACGCCCAACGGCCAGGGCCATGGCCCGCTGATTGGGGCTGAGCGCCAGCCCTTCCACCTGGGGTGCATGGTGGTGGCACCCGACCGCGTAAAGGGTGTCTGCAGTGGTGCTGGCGCCCCCGTACCGCTCGCTGAAATAGTCGGCGATCTCGTGGGCAGCAGCAGCAGCAACGGCGCGGCAGTCATCGCACGGGGCGGGGCAAGCCTGGGCCCCGGCCCGGCGTCGAGGGCACACCGCCAGGGCGATGCGGCTGGAGAGGGAGACCATTTTCGTGGTGTCAGGAAATTGGTCAGGCGCCGGAGCGGACCCAGCCAGAGGAGTGACTTTGGGCTGATAGGTGATGGCGATATAAGGCGGAATTGATTGGCTCATGGTTCAGATGGCGGCGGGCTTGGGGGTGGTCATAATCCAAGGGCAAAGAATTAAAGAATAAAAGGGTAAAGAATTAGTCCTGGGGGAGGCAACAGACGCGGAAACCGAAGTTGTTGTTGCGGTTGCCCGGGAGGCTGATGTCGCGGAAGGCCGAGCGGCAGTACCTGGGGCTGTTGTACCACGACCCGCCGCGCAGCAGCCTTGGGACATCATCAAAGGCAACAGACGCGGAAACCGAAGATGAAGAAGCGGGAGTCCGGGGGGTTGTCGTAGCGGTAGGCCGAGCGGCAGTCCCCGGGGTAGCTGCCCCACGACCCGCCGCGCAGCAGCCTTGGGACTCCCCCAGGCTGTTGTCCTCCCAGGCGCTGCCATCCGTTGGCGCCCCTTCGTAAGAACCGTGCCACTGGTCTTGGCACCACTCCCAGACATTGCCGTGCATGTCATGCAGGCCCCAGGCATTGGCGGGAAAGCTGGCCAC